GCCAGTTCCATGAACGCGCCAGGTCCGTAGTATGCCGGCAGCGTTGGCGCATACGGGTCCTGGTCGTAGACGACATTCGGATTTGACGTGTCGGGCCGAGGCTTGGTGACGAACGTCGCGAACCGTGCGGCCTGCTTCTTCCGTTCGAGCTCGGCGTCATCGTAGACGTCCATCACGAACATCTTGACCATGGCGGCGGCGTAGCTGCTGAGACCTCTGATCTGGCCGGCTTCGACCGGATCGTAAACATGCAGGATTTCACTCGCGTCTACGCGCACCAGCATGTTGGCCGCGAGCGCGTAGCGCCAGCCGATCGTCGGGTCGGTGGGATCGCTGCGCCAGAACCAATAGGCGACGCGCTTGTTGGTGCCGTCGAACTCGATGCCGAGGCGGACGGTGTTGCCGTTGGGGGCCTCGAACATCCGCCACAGCGGCAGTTGCTCGGACGGGAGGATCTGCGCCTGAAGCGGCACGCTGAGGCCTTCGTCGGGGGCCGGTGTGTGAAGCCGCACGAAACACTCACCGGCGAGGAACACTTCGCGGGTGACGCGGCGTTGGACGCCGTAGAAATCGGTGACGCCTTCGTAGTCGGCTTCATCGGTCCAGTCGGACCATGCGATCGCGACGCCGGCCTTCTCGGCGGGCTTGGCGATCAGCGGTGAAGGCTTGATGCCCGCGCCGACGGTCGCTGCGGTCCATGAGCGCAGTGCGGCGCGCGCGTAGCCATTGTTGCGCACCAGCCAGCGAGCACGCGCGAGCACGGTGTCGCCGGCATTGCGCAGCAGCCCGTTGACGTGTTCCGCGCTCGGCCGCCAGAGCGCCAGCCGCCGCCGCGATGCACCGGCCTCGAGGCCGGGCACCTGTGCCCCTGGTATCAGCAGGGGATCGACGTTCGGTGGAAAAACCGGCTGATCGCTCATAGGTCTTTGACTTGCGGGACGAAGTAGACACGGGAGCGACGTGTGGGCCACGCGCCAGCGGTGCAGGCCTCGATCTGCCGGATCAGCGCGCCGATCTGGTCCTGCATCTGCTGCGGCGTTTTGTATGTGACCGAGCGATTGCGATCGTTGACCTGTTGGACGCCGCTGTAGAAACTCGCCTGCAGTGCGGCCAGCCATATGCGCCGCTGGTCCTGTGCATCGGGCGAGCAGTCGAGGCCGCCGGGAAGTATCGGCCCTGGTGAGACCGGTGGGACCGGATCGCTCATAGTGTGGCTCCGAGGATGACGAGCAGCAGCGCGACAAGCGACAGCACCAGCGTTGCCGACACGATAGCGGTGACGAAGATGTCGGGACCGAGCGCGTCGTTGCGCCAGCCGTAGGCGAGGGCTGCGATCAGCAGCACCGGCATAAGAGCGTGAATGAGGATCACGACTTGCGCCGTTGCAGTGCGCGAATGCGTCGTTTGAGGTTGATCGGTAGCCGGAGCTTCATCTGCGTTTCGATGATCTTGCGCACGTCGGGCGTTTGAAACGTGCCGGCGATTGTCGGCCCCCAGAGTTGCTTGATCGGCAGCCTGTGCTCGCCGGTGCGCCGGTAGACGCCGCGGTGACCGGTCGGCATCGTCGCGATGAACGCATGAAGAATGGTCTGTGGCCGGCCCCAGGCTCGCGTGAAAACGCCAGTCGCCGTCTGTCGCACGCCGGGGAATTCGATCAGCGGAATAGGTTTGCGGCTCGACAGCACATGCGCGACCCATGCGCCTGGCCTGACGAACGGTGTCAGTATCGCCTCTTTGACGCGCGCGCTGCGCAGACCCATGTGTTTGGCGATCGACGCTGCCGCCTTGACCTTGGTGTTTTTCTGCGTGTCTGCCAGGGCTTTTGCCACAGCCTCGTCGAGTTGTGGTCGTTTGAGCGCGCCGATCGCGGCCATGAACCCGCCAGCGTCGAACGTGACCTCAAGCATCGGCTGCGGCATCAGCCTGTACCCGTGTTGAAGATGCGTCGGCGAACGACGCGGTGGAAGCGAATGTCGCCAGCGGCCTGTTGCGGCGTGCCGACGGCGAGCGGCGATGGCGGTGTATCTGGGCGCGGTGGCGGAGGCGGTGCGATCGGCGTGAGGCCGAGTTGGTCCTCGAGTTGCCGCCACATGCTTTCGGGCCAGCGGTCGGCGCCGGCGAGCCAGACAGCGGCGCGGGCGTAGTTGCGGCAGTCGAGAGCTTCGTTGCGTGCTCTGACCGGACGCCACTCGGTTCGCGCCTGCAGGCCTGAGCGGGATCTGACGATGACCAGCTGCTCCGCCACGAGTTGCTTGACCCATTCGTCAGAGACCGATGTCGGCATGTGCACGTAGCCTTGCGGGTATCGCGCGCCGCCGGCCATTTCCTCGTCGGTCGGTTTTGGCAGCGTGAGCCAGCGATAAAGCTCGCGTTTGAATGTCGAGACCGAGACGGTCCAAAGCTGGATGCCGCGCTTGTGGCGGACGCCGTTCTCCATGACCTCGATGTTGGTCGGTCCTGATACCGGTGTGACGCGGTCGTAATTCGCGAAGCCGCGCATTGGCAGCACGAGCGACTTGGACTGTGTGCGCGCCCATGTGTAGACGCTCTGCGTGAAGCCGCCGGTGTCGATGGCGAAGCGTTGCAGTGACATTCGCCTGCCGCTGCTGTGTTCCCAGGTGCGGCTGAGAAACGCCGACAATTCGAGCCAGACCGATGCGTGGCCAGGATCGCCGTCCAAGACGATGTGTTGCACGAGCCACGATTCGAGGCCGCGACCCCATGCCCAGACATCGACCTCGATGCGATCGCCCTGGACGTCGGCACCGGCGGTCAGAAACAGGCCGCGCTCTGGCACCGTGTTGTAGGGCCATTCTTCGCGCCGTTCGTACAGTCGCTGCCAGTCGGGCAAGGTGTCGGCTTCTTCTTCCCAGGCCTCGCCGAGCACCGTGTTTGTGAAGGTCTTTCGCGCCTCGACGTCGCTCGCCGCGTCTTCCCACTGTTGCGCGATCGCCGGCCAGGAGAGCCAGCCGATCGGCGAGTAGAGTCCGTTGAGCATGTAACCGCGCACCGTCGGATTTGTGCATTGCGCGGTTGCGCGCCACTCGCCGGCGGCCAGCATCGCCGTTTTGTTGTGCTCGGCGAAAAGCGTTTCGCAGGAGTCGCACTGGTATTGCGCGAGTTCCGGCTGCCCAGGAGGCCAGCGGAGCCGCGCGAAGTCGAGCACTTGAAAGACGCCGCAGAGCGGGCAGGGGACGAAATACTGCCTTTGATCGGATCGGTCGAATTCGCGGGTTATTCGGCTGATTCCCTTGATTTTTGGCGTCGATGTGATGAATCGCTTGGCGCGATAGCTGAAGGTGCGCGTGCGCGCGTCGGCCAGACTGACCGGATCGCCCTCGCCCTCGACGTCGCCGGGGTATGCGTCAACTTCGTCGAGGAACAAGTAGCGCACTGGCATCGAGCGAAGGCCTACCGCGCTATTTGCGCCGGTTATGACCAGCACGCCGGCCGCGAAGTCCTTCATCAGCATTGTATTGCCCGCGTCGCGTGCGCGACCTGGCGCAACCTTTTCGCGCACGCGCGGCGTATTTTCGATCAGCGGGTCAATTCGTTGTTTTGAATATCGTTTCGCAGTTTCGACGGTCGGTTGCACAATCATGGTCGGGCCGGGCGCCAGGTCTATGATGTAGCCAATCCAGTTGTTTCCGGCCTCTGTTGCGCCGATTTGGGCACTTTTCTTGAAGATTACGGTCTGAATCGTGCTTGTTGCCGACAAATCGTCCATTATCGCTTGCAGATAGGGTGTTCTTGCCGTCCGATAGGGTCCCGCTTCCGCCGATGAGCGTGTTGTCAGCACTCGGTGAGCATCCGCCCATTTTGACACTGGCAGGTCGGGCTCCGGTTTGAGATAGCGAAGAAGCCAAGTGGAGGCCATTTGAATGCCACGCATGCCGTTAGAGCGTTATGCACGATTTAGGAATGTGTCCGGTGCTACAATTCGTTGGCAGGTTAAACAGGGAATTATTGAGCGTTCTGCCGACGGCACGATTGACAGCGAGCAGGCTGACGCGAATTGGTACTCAACGAAGCTCGGTCGATCGTCGCGCGAGGCCGACGGTGTCGCGTTTGACAGTCGCCTGACTCGCGCGCGGCTCGCGTCGACGGTCGCGAAGACTCAGTTGGCGCGATTCCGATTTGGTGAGTTGCGCGATTCCGTGGTGAACCGGAGCGAGGCGGTTACCGAGGCGCTGGCCGAGGTCGAGACGCTGTTGCGCGAGGTGAATGGCGTTGACCCGTCGCCGATCGAGGCGCTTGGACTGACGCCGCAACAAGCGAAGGATCTGACTACGGATTTTGTCGCCATGAGCCTCGCCGAACTCGGCGACGTGACCGCGGAGGTCGGCCGCTGATGTCAGACATGCCGTCGGCGATCGCCGAGAAGAATGCGGTCGAGGCCCAGTTGGCGTCGCTGCGGCTTAAAATCGCCCGGGGCGAGTTGGTTCGCCGGATCGACCTCGAGCTGCAGTTGCAGGCAGTTGCCCTGCGGATTCGCGACCACCTGATGACAGCGCCGGCGCGGCATGCGGCCCTGCTGGCGGTCCGCTATCGCGTCGATCCTGCCCGGCTTGGTATTGCCCTGGAGCAGATGATGCGCGATGCGCTGACAACGCTGGCGGACAAAACCCTATAGAATCAATGGGATATTCGGCTAGAGACTTTTTGTGCCTCTTGCCGCCGCAAAGGCGCCGGGGGCGAAAAAATCCTTTGATGCGCGGGGCGGCGGCTGAAAGCAGATGGCAGCGGCCGAACAGTTGAGACGCGATCTCTCGCGATGGTGGCGATTAATTGCGTAAGTCGCCGCCTGCCGTCAAGAATCGCCCGTCGGCTCGGTCGCGGGCTCGGTCGCGGCGGTCGGGGGATCTGCGAACCAGCCGAGTTTGTCGGCCTCGGCTTCCATGTCGTCGAGTAATTCGCGGAGCAGGCCATAGCCTGACCAGTCGATGCGTTGCACCTCGCCGGTGTCGAGATTGGTGCGCGCGAAGATGATGCCGAAGCTGTACTCGGAGACCATCAGGATTCCCAGTTCGGCGGCCGAAGTCGCGTGAAGTGAAGTTGCGCCAGGTCCTCGAGCCAGGCGTGAACTTCGGTGCGCATTGGGCGTCGACCGCTGAACCAGTCGCGTGCGGTGTTCGGCGTGATGTCGAGCCGTCGCGCCAATTCGTTGGTTGACCAGCCGATGACGTACAGCAGCCATCGGACGCGCTCGCCGTCGGGAGCCTCGCCTTCTGGTGGCGGTGGCGGCGGTGGCGCGTTTAGATCGAAGCTGTCGGCAGATTGTCGCGAGAACGCGGGAGACGCCGGCGGGTCGAAGTACGGCATGCGGTTGGCTTTCCGTTGAATGGCGAGGCAAATGCGCCCGCGTCGGCGTCCGATATAGGCGCGGACCCCGCGTCGGGCCAAGCCACTTCCGGCGACCTGGGTTTTGGACCCTTCCATATCGGGATCGAACCCGGTCCGCGCGCTCCCACACCCCCACACCCTTCCCTCCGACCCTCACACCCGCCCCCAGGCGCTCCCACACCTCCACACCCTTCCCTCCGACCCTCACACCCGCCCCCAGGCGCTCCCAC